AGCTAAAACTGCACAAATAGTTTTATCGGCTGGTATTAGACCTTTAATGGGTGCTGCTATTGGTGGAGGTATAGGAAAATTATGGGGTCCTGATGATGCTAATTTAAGTAAATGGATGTGGACTGGAGCAGCATTAGGTTTAACTCATAAAGGTATTATGGCTAGTAAAATATTACCAGGTCAATCTAAAAATTTAATACAAAGAGTACTATATCAAGATGCTACCAAATATGCTTTTCAAAAAGTAAGAGAGTTTACTTCTACTACTACTTCTTCTAAACTTGCAACTGTTGGAGGTTCAACAGAAAAAATAGGATTACAACTATTAGAAGGAATTGATAGTTCGTTTGCTAAAAATTCTGTAACACAAAAAGCAGAAAATTTATTACAGACATGGAGATTAAGAACAGCTAATGTTAATAGACCTTATTCTTTAGAAGAACAAGCTTTAGCTTTATCAGTTATTAGAGGTTCACAACAAAAAGTATTTAAAATTGGAGGAAAGGATGTAACTAATAGAGTTAATACTCTTTCTAAAAAATTAACAAAAGAACTAGAAGATTTTAAAAAATTAAGAGAAGAAGCTGGTATATTTTCTTTAAACGAAGATAAGACTTCAAAAAATTTTGGTAAATTAATGGAGATAAAAAATTATTTTCCAAGAGTATATGACTTTAGTAAGATAAAAGGAAATGAAAAAGATTTTGAAAAAGTATTAATAGGTATATATAAAAGTTTAGGCAAGAATGATAAACAAGCAAAGTCTTCAGCAGCATCATTTTCAAAAAGTTTATTAAATCAAGATGATACTCTTATTAATCAAAGTAGTATTGATGAATATATTACAGGTATATCAACAAAATTAGGTGTATTAAAAAAAAATCCTTTAAGTGAACATATTACAAAAGCTAGAATACTTGAAGGTCCTTATGCTAAAGTAGAAAAAGTATTAAATGATAATGGTTATTTAGTAAATAATGCTAATGATGTATTGTTTAATTTATATAATAGGTCTATGAAATCAATTGCTTTTGCAGAAACTTTTGGTAACAAAGGTCAAATGTTAAAACCATATATTGATAGTATAATGAAAAAATATAAAGATGCTGTAGGAAAACAATTTGGAATTACTAATGAAAATTGGAAATCTAAAGCTGCAACAGAAATAAAATTAGTAACTAATACTATTGATGGTTATTTTGGTAGATATGGTAGTAAACAATTAGGTACAAGTAAATCAATAGCTGGTATATTAGCTACAGTATCTAATTTAAATATGTTGGATAGAGTTACTATTGCATCTTTAGGAGATATAGTGCAACCTTTTTCTAACTCTACTAATTTAACAGCTTTTTTTAAAGGTATATATAGAACAGGTTTTACAGTTAAAAGAGAAACAGGAGCAGCTAAAAATTTAAATCAAAATTTAGAAAATGAAATTCGTGGATGGTTATTGAAAGCTGGAACTAAACAAAATAAATTAAAAACTAATTTAAATAGAAGTAATTTAACTTCTACTATGGGTGATGAAGCAGTATTAAAATTTGATGATGCAACTCAAGCAGCAAATGTTATGGGTAAAATGGGTACATTAAGAAAAGTTAATGAAGTTGGTTTTAAAGTTTTAGGTCTTCAATGGTTAACTGGTTTATCAAGAAGATATGCATATAATGTTGGAGCAATAGATGCTTATACAACTGCAAATAAATTAGCTAAATATATTAGTGTTAATGGTAATAGGAGTTTAAGTTCTAGTAAAGGATTAAAATTAGTTAGAGATTTAAATAGGTATGGTATTGATGTTCAAGATGGATTAAGAATAGGACAGTTTAGTACTTATGATAAAGCAATTGCATCTCAAATAGGCAAGAAAGTATTAAATCAATCAGGTCTTTTAGCAGCTAATAGAGATGCGTTGATACCTCAAGTACAAAATAGATTATTGTTTGCTCAAAGTAGAAACCCTTGGGTAAGATTAATGGGTCAGTTTACTTCTTGGGCTATGGCTAAATCAGCACAAACAAATAAGATGTTACAAAGAATTGAAAATGGGGATGCAAAACAAATGGTAAAATTATTAGCAGCATTACCTGTTTATGGTGGTATTCAAATGTTAAGAGAGATTGCTAAATATGGTGAAGTTAGAACTGACCCACAAAATAATGAAGCAACATGGTGGGCAGAATCTTTAAGATTATCAGGTATGTCAGGTATACTTCCTGAATTAGTTGTTGGAAGATTAACTGGACCAGGTTCTAGAGAACCATGGTTTATTCCTTTTCCTGCTGCAAGTGTTGCAACAGATGTAGGAAGATTACTTCAAGAAACTTTAGTAGGAGACACAGATAAAGCAATGGAAATTTTTGATAAAAGAATTGCACCTTTACCTACTTGGAGAAGTTGGATAGCTAAATTATGGGGTGGAGTAGAAGTAACTAAAAAATATAGAAGAGATAAAGTTGATAGTGAAGATAACACAATTAAACCTAAAAAATTTGCTTATGGTGGTATTATTATTAAAAGAAAAAAATATGCAACAGGAGATTTAGCTTTATCTAATTTACAAGGTGTTAAAGTTATTAACACTTTAAATGAAGATGTTAAAATTACTAAAAATGATAAATATATTATTGGAGATAATTTAAATAAAGTAGAAAAATTTACAGAAGAAAAAGTAATAGAAAAAAAACCTATGAGTGTAGAGAATGCTAAAAAATTACCTATGAAAACAAATGATTTAACTGGAGGAAAAATAAATTGGAAATTTATAGCTGATAGAGAAGGCAAAGGAAAAGAACAGGGTTATGTTCCTAAAGATAAAAATAATAAACCTGATTCAAATTCAGGTGTAACTATAGGTACTGGTATAGATTTAAAAATGAAGAATAGAAAATACTTTGAAGATTTAAATATTGATGAAGATATTATTAAAAAGTTAGAACCTTTCTTTGGTTTAAAAGGATTAGAAGCAGATGTTAAAGCAAAAAATTTAAACTTATCTACAGAACAAATTGCTAAATTAGATTTAGCTGTTAAGAAAGATTATTCAAATAGAATAATAACACAATATGAAAAAGATTCAGGTAAAAGATTTGAAAATTTAACTGATGCACAACAAACAGTTCTTATTTCTGTTGCTTTTCAACATGGTTTAGGTGCTACCAAAAAATATAATTTTTGGAAACAAGCTACGACAGGAGATTGGGATTCTGTAAAGAAAAATTTAAGAGACTTTAAAGATAATTATAACAAAAGAAGAAATCTGGAAGCAGATTTATTAGAGAAAGGAAATAAATAAATGCCATTTGAAATGATAACAATGTTAGGGTCTACAGTACTCGGAGGAGTAATGAGTATATGGTCGCAAAGCATTAAAGCAAAACAAGCAGAACAAAAGATGCTTATACAAAGAGCAGAAGTACAACAACAAGGTTTTAAAGAAGCTAGAGAATATGACAACAAAGGTTTCCAATGGACTAGAAGAATTATAGCATTGACTGCTGTATTTGCTATAGTACTATTACCAAAATTAATGCCTATACTATCACCAGATACAAGTGTGATTGTAGGTTATTTAGAATTTAGACCTTCGTTTTTCTTTATACCAGAAAAAGAAATAATGAAATGGGTAACACTATCATCTAATAGTTTTGTTATTACACCATTAGATACTAACTTAGTATCAGCTATTATTGGTTTATACTTTGGAGGTTCGTTAGTTAAAAAATAATATGTTAGATAAGTGGTTATATAATTTCTTTGGTGGACTCGATACTGCAATATCTAAAGTAGAGACTTATGCAATTAAGTTAACTACTTGGTGTTGGCATTCAAGAGTAAATATACTGAGAAAAAAAAGAAAGAAAAAATGAGAGATACTAAACTTATAAATGCTTACACAGAAAAAGTAAACAAAGAGAGAAAGAGAATGGAACTGTTTAAGGATTTAAAAAAGGAAGTAGAGACTGGTGCTAATGGTACTCAGTCTTATATAATAAAAGAAGGTGTTAACAAAGGTAAGAAAGCAACTAAATAATATGGAGTCTAATTATGAATTATTATTTTACAGGTTTGTTAATTATTGCATTTGTATTGTTAGCATTATTTGGAGGACCTAATTTATGAAAAGAAAAATAAATTTATTCTTTCACAAGTTATCATTAGCTTGGTTGTCTTGTATGTTATTTATGGTACAAGGAAACTTACCTGCATTGACAACAAAACACGCTTTGATAGCTACAAAAACTGGTGTAATAACTGGTTTTTTAGTTGTATTAATGTCTTTTGTACCTTGGAAGTTTGAATATAAATTACCTATACTTATGTTTGTAGGTTGTTTTATTGCAGATATGTTATCTCATCTATCACACTTTGGTGAAGCATGGACTGAAGCTGCGTGTACTGCATTATTAGCTGCAACATTTTCTTATGTAATAAGTTTATCTCCAGCAGGTAAAAAACTAGAAGAATATATAGGAGGAAAATGAAGATAAGTGAAAACACAGCAGTTGCAATGCCTATAAAAAATATGATTGGAATTGTAGTAGCTGTAGCTATGGGTGTGTTTGCTTATACAGAAGTAACAGCAAGACTAACATCACTTGAGACATCAAGAGAATTATTTCAAGCAGACCTACTTAAAAAATCAGAACAAAAACCAACAGACCAAGAACAGTTTATGTTAATAGAAGCTTTGTTTGAAGATGTAGAAAAGTTAATTAAGAATCAAGAACAAAATATGACTAACAAAGTTAATATAGAATTTCTTAAAACACAACTAGAAAAAGCATTGGATGATGTAGAGAAATTAAAAGATAAAGTTAGGGCAAATGGTAATGGTCATGGTTGAAGTAGTTGTAGCTTTATTAATGATTGTTAATGGTGATATTAAAGAACATAGAATACAAGAATCAATGTCTAAATGTTTAAAAGGAAAACGAATTGCTATGAGAGAAAGTAAATCTCATATTGAATATCAATGTATTAAATCTAAAGCAGAAACAGAGATATATATGGGTGAAAAATCAATTAAGAAATTAATATTAAAATGATAGATAGATTTATATATAAGTTTTGTGGTATAATGGATAGGTATACTGAGTGGATGAATAAATTATTATTTGCACCAAGATGTAAATGTAAAAGAAAGAAAAAGAAATGAAATTTATATTAACAATGAGTTTATGTTCTTTTATAAACAATCAATGCTTACCACCAGTACAAATAGAAACTTACTATGATTCATGGAAAGATTGTACTGTAGCAGCTTTAAGAATATCTAAAGAACTTTTAGATACACAAACAATTAAAGATGTTAATGATGCTCAGTTAGCAACTAAGTATATGTGTACTCTAGAACAATTAATTTAAGAATGAAAAACATCTGAAGCAATCTTCTCTAAGTCTTCAGACAGGATACTAAACTTAGCATCACACTCTCTTAACAAAGCTTTAATCACACCAGCATTTTCTTTTTTAAAATGTAAAGCAATTTTATCCATAGGATATTTAGACAACTCAGTTATAAATTGTCCTTGATTATTAATAAGTAATTTGAAACTCATCAAGTAAGCTTCTTTTCTTTTAGTTCTTTTCTTTTGTTTAAGTTTTGGATTGGTCTTCATGTTTCTTTCTAAGTAAATCTACAAGAAAATCATCATCACTTTTTTCAGAACTAAGTTTTGTTAAAGGTTCTTGACCATCTATATATGTTTCAATTGTTTTTATTCTAACAGGGTTAGTCATAAAAATAGGAAATCTTTTATTAGAAAGAGATTTAACCATAAAGAAACCATCTTCTGCTACACCAAATGTTTCTATATTTTTAATATCAATATCATCTGAACCTATTAAACAAATTCTTAAATGATAAACACCATCTAATTGTTTAACTGGTTGACCATTAAGTCCTACAATTTTATCTGTCATTTTCAAATGTCTTATCGGTTGCATGATGGTCTACTTCTACAGGTGCTACTTCACCTTGTTGTCCATCATCATCAGCTAAACTATCTACACTCTCAGTATACATTTCATTTAACTTATCATTGTTTCTAGTTATCTTTAATTTAAGATGGTCTTTTAATGCATCTATTTTAACATGAAGTATTTTATCTAGATGTTCATTAATACCATACATAGGCAAGTCATTTAAAGAAGATATAATTCTGCGAAAACCTCTTGCTCTTTTTTCTAATTGTGTTATCTGTGATTCTTTAGTCATAGTCTCTCTCCAATATCATTTGTAAATAGTGAATTGCTTTTTCAATATCTTTTGATTTTCCTTTTGATTTATGTCTGCATATATATTTAATAGCATTACCTTCTGCAAACTCTAAACGATTTTCATTTATAAAGTAAGCAGGTTGTATCTTCATTTTTTTATAATGGTTTCCATCTACTTGTTCATCTAATGAATCATAGGTAGTACCTTTAAATATATCTTTGTTAGTCATTATAATGGTCCTTGTTCTATCATTTTTTGTCTTCTTAATTGTTGTTCAGTTGGTTGTAACATATCATTTAAATCATCGATTGTCAACTCTGGGTTGCGTTTTAATTTTTTAACTATCCATTTATATGACCAAGGTTGTAATCTAAATGTATCACCATCATAGTAATGAGTTTGATTTGGCATAAAAGCAAATACATTTTTATAATTAATTTTACTTGCTTCTTCTTTAGTCATTAAAGAATGCAACCAAGCTACTAATATATGTCTAGCTTTTCTTCTTATTGGTTTCATTTGTTTTGCGTTCATATTCTTTTACTATAATCTTTTAATTGTTTTTCATATTCATATGTTATCTCTTCTACTAAAGGTTGTTTAACAACATCAGCTAACATAACATTCTTATTAGAATATTTAAATACTCTTAAACCTTTACCATCATTAGTATCAGAATGACATTCCCATTTATGAGGACAAAACATACAACCAGTAGCTAAAGTTTTGTTACCATTCTTTTCTGTTTTAAATTCATAACATTTTTCTGGAGGTGTATCTTGTTCTAATGTAGTTCTTAAATTTTTAATTAAAGATTTAACATTAGGTTTAGCCATGTCTTCAGGTTTATAAAAACATATATCACCACTTGATTTATCAACAACTAAAAAGCCACCTGCTTTAGTACCCATAGCTGTTTCATATCCTGATAACTGGGCATGATAACCAAAGGGGTCATCACCTACTATCTCACCTGATTGAAATTTTTTAAAACTAAATGGTGAAGCAGACTTAACATCACATATCTCACCATCAATCTTACTATCTATATGTCCAGTCACACCATCAATCTCTACTTTCTTTTGTTGGTCTTCTATCTTATGACCTGCAAGTTCAGCTAAGTAAAGTACTAAGTGTTCAATGATATGACCATATAAAAATTTTAAATTTAATCCTGCATCTTCATCTTTTCTATCTTTAGGACTATGTTTATCATACCATAATTGTCTAGCAGGTTTACCTAGTACTGACATTCTAAGCTTACCTTCTTTATCTGTTCTTACTGGTGGAGTATTCCAAGCTAACATAGCTTCTTTAATATTCTTTAAGAATACATCCATGTTTTCTTCTGTCATGTTGGCAGGTTTACCATTAGATATTTCAGATATTAAATGTTTAATGTCTGTAGCTAAAGTACTAATGTGTTTCTGACCAATTGTTTCCGATTTTATATTTTCCATTTAGTGGACACCTTACATTTAATTGTTTACCTGCATCTACAATAGATTGTACTGCTAACATTCCAAACTCATCTGCTCTTTTCTCTTCGACTTCGTATTGAAACTCATCATGTACATTCACTACTGGTAGTGCTTTGATTTGTTTTATCTTAACATATTCCTCTAGCAATGTCAACGCATACTTCATAACAGTTGCACCTGCTCCTTGAAGTAAAGTATTCAATGCTGCATGAGGATACCTTATTATTATTTTTCTTTGGTCGAGTCCTCTGACCCATCTTCTACTAGCAATTCGTTCCACCTTTTCTCGTAAGCTTCTAAGACTTGGTGTTGCTCTAAGAAATTTTTCTTTAATTCTTTCACCATCTCTTTCCGAACCTCCAATGATACTTCCGATTTTTTTTGAACCTGCTCCATAGATGAATGCATATATAAAAGTTTTGCTTTCATCTCTTGATGCCAAACCAGCAGCAATTTGATTTGTAGTGTGTATATCTCCATTAACGACTTCATGTGTATAATCCTTATCATTCATGTAGTGTGCTAACATCCTCAACTCAAGTCCTGAAGCATCAACACCTACTAATTTATAACCTTTGTTTACTGTCCATAATGCCCTACATTCTTTACCATAAGGAGAGTACACAGCAGGAATTTGAGCCATGTTGGGCGACTGATGGCTCATCCTTCCTGTTATTGTTCCATTGGTAATAACTTTGCCATGCACTCTACCATCTTCCTTAATAGCTTCTATCCAAGAACTGACTTGAGCAATTCTTTTCTGTAGCATTAAGTATCTGTTTATTAATTTAGCTTCAGGTATATTATGTATTTTAGATAATACTTTCTCATCAACAATCACATGACCTTTATCTGTTTTCTTCTTAGGTTTCCACCCAAGTAACATTAATCGTTCAGCAATCTGTTGCCTTGAACCTAAATTAAATTCTTTATATTTAACTTTAATAAAGGGTACTCCCTTTACATAACCTCTTGCTTTGTTATTAGACTTAGGTATAAACTCTGTCTCTATTTTTAAAGGAGGAAAAGTTTGTCTTACTTTAGTTGTTAGGTCATTCATATCTTCTTGAAACTTACATTGTAATTCATAAGCATCAATAACATTTATTTTAAATCCTGTATCATGTTGTTTCTGAATTATCTCTGCAACCTTATGCTCTAACTCTATTGATTGTCCAAAGTCTTTTGTCTTAGTACTTAAAAATTTATATAATCTTTCTGTTAACTCTACATCATTCCTACAATAAGTCAACATCTCTTCAGTAAAGAAATCAAATTGTTCAAAGTGTATTTTATTATGTCCTAACTTTGTACCCCAATTTTTTAATGAGTGTCCACCTTCTATCATTGGATTTAATAATCTAGATAGTACTAATGTATCTGTCTTCTTACAGTTAGCAAACAAATCATAACCAAATATTTTATTGACAACTGGTATATCAAATCCTAATATGTTATGACCTATTACTTCTTCAGTTTGTTTTATAAACTCTTCAAACCTATGTAAGTTATCTTCTCTAAACTGATAGTAAGTGTCATTATGTTTACAAACAATACACCATATCTTATCAGCAGTCATGGTTGTTTCTATATCAAATACAACTTTATTAAAAGTCATCTGACTTTACCTCAGTTAATCTACCAGTATCAATGTCATATCTTAAATCACAACAAGGACCAGTTATACCTGAGAATCTATTCTTTAATACTCTTATCCTAGTAGTGTTCCTAACTTCAGGGTCATCGTTCTGTGCGTCTCTCTCAAGCCCAATAACCATGTCACTTAGCTGTCCTATACTAGCTGAACCTCTTAATTGTGATAAAGAAGTTGATGCTCCCTCTTCATGTCCTTTACCTTCAGGTCTTCTAAGGTGTGATACAACTATCATAGATACCCCTGTCTCTTGAACAAGTGTTCTAAGTCTAGTCATAATTTCATCCAATGCTCTTCTCTCATCACCATGTTGTTGGTCTGATACAATAATACTTATATGGTCAATGACTATATACTTACAATCTAAACCTTTAGCTAAGAACCTAACTCTTGAAACAATATTATCAATAGAGTTAGAACCAAAATGGTCAAACATAAATACTCTACCAGTACCTACTGTTGCATCAAAGTAAGTTTTCATTTCTTCTTTACTAACATGAACATCTGGTAAGTGTAATCTTTGATTAGCTTCAACACTCATCAAACCTTTTGAAGTTATAACTGGTGTCTCCTCTAACATTAACAAACCAATTTTATCTTCAGTTGATTTTATAATGTGATGTACTACCTCTCTCATTACTTGTGTCTTACCTAGTCCAGACCCTGCTGTAAAGGTAACTAACTCTGAAGGTCTTAGTCCATAAGTAATTTTATTTAAACCTTCAAATGGATACTGAACAAATGATTTAGTAATTGGTTTTAGTACAGCATCTAATAGTGTATTAGCATTTATAATTCCATCTGGTGCAAATACTTTAGCATCCCAAAATGTTTTATTATATATTTGTATTTTATTTTTTGTTAAACAATCTGAAGCATCTTTAAATCCTTCAGGTAAATGCATAACCTTACATTTTCCTGGTGAAAATAACTCTGCAACTTTCATTGCACCTACTCTACCTTGTTCATCATTATCAAAATTTATAATGACATTATCAAAATTATTTTCTAACCATTCTAAACTTGTCTTAATATCTTTTACTGCTGAAGAGATACCATTCTTAATACTAACTACTGGTGTGTGGTAGTTTCCTTTTAACATCATCTGATAAGCTGATAAACAATCTAACTCACCTTCAGTTATTATACAGTATTTATTTTTAGAAAAAAGATGTTCACCAAACAGCCCAGAGTTTTTTGTATTACCTTGTATACTAAACTCTTTTAGCTTTGTGTATCTAGTCTTAGTCGCAATCTTTGCACCTTGCGTATCGTGATATGGATAGTAATGGTTTGTTATAGTACCCATGTTATCCATCTTAACTGTCACTCCAAACTTCTTACAAGTTTGTTCTGAAATATTTCTATCTATAATTTCTGCATAGTTAGAATCTTTCATATAATCTTTTACTTCATACTCATTATTACTATTCGTTGTTGGTTGTAATTCCATATCGTATTCCCTTATGTATTCTTGACAGGAAAAACAATAAGCAGAGTTGTCTGCATTCACAGATACTGCATCACTACTTGAACATAGTGGACAGGGTAAGTGAAACTTTACAAATCCATTTTTATTTATTTCTTCCATAGTCGCCCTTATGATTAATTAATTCAAAAAAAAAGAAGCCGACTCTACTACAAGCCGACTTCTTTCAGGAGTAAAAAATGATGACACACTATATGTCCTTCACTTTGTGAGATGTTATACTAAAAATCTTCCTTGATGTCAACACCTGCACCATTAGAAGTTTCAATATCAAAATCTTCTTTAGGTGTATACTCGATTAAGTCCATGACTTGTACAGCTTGTAAGTCCAAGCCCTTTCCCTTCTTACCTTTGAAGTTCCAGTCATAAGGTCTGTACATTACTTTAACCTTACTACCATTACCAACTATTTTATCGAGTGGTTGTTTAGCACCATCAACTAATGTTGGTTGTGTATTCTTATCACCATTAGCTTTAGATACTTTTCTTTTAAATCTAACTATGTTAGATATTGTTTGCTCATCAATTACAGTTTCCCCAACAGAGATTCCTTGACTCTTAAAGTCTTCGGCTGTTGCGTCATCAACTGCTAAATCAATTCTCCACATAGGTTCAAACTTTTCGTTTGGTCGTGTCAGAGAAGCCCAGTAAGCTGTGCCTTCAATTATTGCCATATGTATTTTCCT